TCCGATGCTTTTACATAGCAGGTACCTGGTACCGCTATTGGGATATTAAATTTAAGATCGTTGAAACTGCCATAGCTATCAGTAGTGTCTGTCCCGCTGGTTAAGTCCATAATAACATTATTGAAGTAGATGGTAATATCCTTTCTCGTGCCAAAGCCAGTGCCGTTAACAGTTAACGGGTCACCGATTGAACCTGATGTAGGGATTATGGTTATTTTTGGGCTTACGATGAACTCAGCCTCAACCGTATCATAGCGGACCTTAACGCTTATGGTATGGTCACCAGCAGAGGAGTTGGGAACAATAATAGTACAAGTAAATTCACCCTTGGAATCAGTTTCCTTATCACATAAATCTTCGCCGCTATCGTATTTGACGGTAATATCTTTGTTCTTGGTAAAACCGACGCCGGTGATTACAACATAGTCACCAACATAACTCTGTGTACGGTCTAGTTGAATGTCTCTTACGGTAAACTCCTCAACGGCTAGTATACTACCCCCCTTGGTATAAGTAGTATAGACAAAGTAGTCGCCGCCATTAACATCTTCGCTCACATCGCCATCTTCCATCTCGTCAGGGACATCGAAATAGGTATCAATATCCCCCTCATCTGATGCACCTGAACCACCAGCATGGGTCGTATCCACCCTCTCATAGGAATCAAGGTCTTCAATGTCATCGCCCTCATCGGCTTCTTGGCTGGAAAAGTAGATATAGACGATATCGCCCGGGTCATAACCAGAGCCCCAAACATCAATCTCTTCACCGATTTCGCCACTGCTCGGGCTGATGTTAAGCGACTCCGCAGCTAGAGCTGGTGTGGCTGGTATAGTCATTACCAGCAGGGAAAGAACCATGGCTAAAGCCAGACTGCGAACTATTTTACCACGACCGGCAAATATACTATTGTACTTCATTAAACAATCCTCCCTTTTTATTCCCCTTATAAGGGGGAGCTATTTAGATTATAGGGGTGCCACCCCTATAGGAGTTCTTTGGTTTGAGATAACCCTTTTATACCATAGCTCTGGGTCAAAGTCAATTCCAAAGGGGTTTGAAAAATGACAAAATACTATTGACCATTATAGAACATATGTGCTACTCTTACGGTGAAAGGTTATGACACGCCAGCTATAGAGTCGGAGCAAGCGAATATGATTTCCGAAGATAATCCTTCACTATGTGAAGGACAAACTGAATTGGACCTGTCACCGGAGTATTGCCATTATCAGGATGGGGGTTGTGAGTTTGCTGATTCATGCCTTAATTGCCCTTTCCCAAGGTGCATTTATGACCAACCTGGAGGCAAGCAGCGCTGGATGAAGGAGATGCGAAACAGGGAGATGGCAAGGCTGTTCATTACTGAAGATAAGTCAGCACAGGAGCTGGCATTTATGTTTGGTGTAAGCCAGCGAACGGTTCAGAGGGTATTGTCTAGGCGAAGGGAGGATTAAGAAAAGGTTATGAATAAAGAATCGCTATCAGCTCAGTTAGCTAAGAAAGACCAGGAGCGTATTAAGGGCTATACCAATTTACTTGATTTCTATCATGGTGTCCAGTGGTTAGGTAGAGCAGTTCGGGGTGAGAAACGATTGACCTTTAATTATGCTAAGACCCTGGTTGATAAAATCACCAGCTATTTAATGTCAGGTGTTGTTTTGGCGGTTGAGGCACCATCCGAAAATGAGCAGGATGTTTCTATTGCCCACGACGCCGAGAAAGCTATTAACTATGTCCACGATTATAATAACCTCGACCAGTTGGACTTTGATACCGAAATAGACTGCGCTATCCTCGGTGACGCTTGCTACAAGGTCATTTGGGATAATGAGGCAAAGAAAGTCCGGGTAACTTCCCCCGATGTTCAGGGGATTTACGTCTGGTGGCTTGGTGATGATGTCTCACGTGTCTGGAGAGTTGCCTCTAAGTATTCTCTTACTGTCGAGGAAGTCCAGATGCTCTATAACATCACCCCTAAAACCAAGTCGCCGACTGTTATTGAGCTATGGACGGACAAGGACTTTGAGCTTTACCTGGATAATGACATCATCGAGAAGAAGCCTAATCCCTACGGCTTTATTCCCTTTGTTATCTATCCTAACCTCAGGGAGCCTAAGAAGTTTTGGGGTATTTCTGATATTACCCAGGTCATGGAGTCCCAGCGCGAGCTTAACCGGGCTATGTCTCAGTTATCACACATACTGGAGCTATCAGGCAATCCTATTGCTGTCCTGGAGAATATAGAGGAATCTGAGGATATAGCCGTTAAGCCCGGTGCCGTCTGGAATCTTCCCGAAGATGCTAAGGCATATCTTCTGGACTTATTACAGGGCGGCGGCGTCCGTATGCACATTGAGTATATTGACCTCTTATATCGCACTATGCACGATGTTGGGGAGTCCCCCAGGGCGGCTTTCGGCGGTGTCGAGCGTGACCTGTCCGGTGTAGCCCTGGAGATTGAGCTTCACCCTTTGCTTCAGAAGGTTAAGCGCAAGCGAATTATTAGAACCGCAGCCTATATCCATAGAGCCAGGATGATACTTAGCTTGCTTGAGAAATATACTGGTCAGCCTTTCGGTGATAATCGTATTCGTGTTGTGTGGGGTTCTGTGTTACCCCAGGACTTAGTTCGTCAGGTTAATAGTGAGCAAATCTTAGTCCAGACCGGCGTCCATTCCCGCAGGCGGGCTATGGATGAGTTGGGTATCAAAGACCCCGAGCATGAATTCACCAGGTGGCTTGAGGAGCGAGCAACTATCCTCAAAATGAATCGTGAACTTAGCGCCCGTTCTACCAGAGGCGGTGAGCGTGAGAGAGCAGTACAGTCTCAGGGAGATGGTGTTGAGTAATAAACTTATCCTTCACTCAGAGTGAAGGATAAAGAGGAGTAACGTATGACCGAAGAGGAAATCCAGGCACTTAAGGAAGAACTGGAATCTACCAAGACCGAGCTGGAGCCTACTAAGGCTGAGCTGGAGACTGTCAGGGCTGAGCTTCAGAGTATCCAATCTGCACTGGAAGCAGCTCAGATTGAGCGTACTTCAGCTACTGATTCTGTTACCGATCTAAGCCTAAAGCTGGAAACTAGCCTTAATGAGAACCAGGCTCTCGAAGAAAAACTATCTGTTTCGGAAGGTCTATTGTCTCAGGCTAATACCAGTATCACCGACCTTGTCTCAGCCTATAAGGAATCCTTAGCCTTATCTAATCCTTCCATTCCCGTCGCACTTATTACTGGTGACACTATTCAGGCTGTCAATCAGTCCCTTGAAAACGCCAGGGTAATGGTTGATAAGGTCAAGGCTAATTTAGAGACTGAAATCGCATCTGGTAAAGTCCCTGCCGGCGCTCCACCCCGAACCGAGCCAGACCTATCGGCTCTGTCTCCACGTGAGAAAATCCAGTACGCTATAACGAAAGAAGGAGGTAATAAATAGTGGGTATTCCTTTAGCCGAGGCAGCGAAGCTGTCTAATGATATTCTTCTCCAGGGAGTTGTCGAGACCATCGTCAAGGATTCGCCTATCCTTCAGCTCCTACCTTTTATTGAGATTGTAGGCAATGGCTTAACCTATAATAAGGAAAATGCTTTGTCTACCATTGATTTCTATAATGTGGGTGATACCTGGGTTGAGTCTACACCGACCTTTACTCAGGTTACTGCTACCCTTAAGATTCTGGGCGGGGACGCCGATGTCGATAATTTCTTGAAGGCTACCCGTTCTAATATCCAAGATTTAGAGGGCGCTATCATCGAGCTTAAGGCGAAGGCTTTACGACATAAGTTCGAGGATACTTTTATCTATGGTGATCCTTCTGTCAATGCTAAGCAGTTCACTGGTTTGCGCATGCTCATTGATACCACTAGCGCCAGTGACCAGGTCATAGCTATGGGAGCTACCGGTGCCACTCTCACCCTGGCTAAACTGGATGAGCTTATTGACGCTATCAAGGGCGGTAAGCCCGATATGTTGCTTATGAGCCGAAGGTCGAGGCGCAAGCTTAATGCCCTTTGCCGTGCAGCCGGTTCAGGCATGATGGAGACCGACCGGGACAAGTGGGGTAATTTCGTTCAGTACTGGAATGGTATCCCTATCGGTATCAGTGATTGGATACTTGATACCCATACCCTTTCCGGTAGTGTTGAGACTGCTACTACCGGGGCTACCAATTCTACCATCTATGCCATTGCGTTCGGTGAGGGCGCTCTTAGTGGGCTTACCGCCCCAGGTCATATCATTGTGGAGCCTATCGGCTCACTGGAGACTAAAGATGCTTCCCGCACTCGTATTAAGTGGTATACGGCTTTGGCGCTGTTTAGTGCTGTCAAGGCTGCTGCCTTAATCGGTGTGCAGGATTAAGTTGTTTATACCATGTTAATTTTGTTGACACTATGTTAACAACGAGAAAGGAGTAATGAAATATGGCACTAACAGATGTTACCGATGGTAGTCGAGTTATCAAAGAGGGTATCGGTCCTATGAAGCTGACCCTTACCGGCGCTGTTAAGGTAGGTGACCTTGTCGATGCTGCCGGTGTCCAGGCGGATGCCAACGCTGGAAAGTCAGCTAAGTTTATCGCCGGGCAACCCGGTTTAGTGGGTGATGTAATCACTGTCTATAGAGAAGCCGTAATCGGTGGCGTATCAGGCGGAGCTTTAGGTACTGCTGTTTATCTATCTGACACTGCGGGGGGATATTCCGAGACGGCATCCACTACCAGTCGTCAGGTAGTAGGTAGAATGGTATCCGCTACCGAAATGTATATCTGCCCCGAGGACTTTGCCGAAAAGAGTTTCGTCAATGCTACCTTTGCTGCCGCCGATGTGGTAGGTACTACATCAGCTAAGTTCATATTCACCGCTACTCAGAGGGTTAAAGTTACCAAAATCAGCGAGGTTCACGCCGTTGTCGCTGGTCAGGCTGGTACTCTCGATGTCGAGCGGTTACAGGGTACTGAGGCAGTTGGCGGTGGTAATGGTGATGCTTTGTTAGGCACCACTAAAATAGACCTTGCGGGGACTGTCAATACAGTCCAGTCCCCTGCTCTAACCTCTACCGCTGCTCATCTTATATTAGAGGCAGGTGATAGGTTGGCTCTTAAGTTAGCCAGTGGCGCCGCAACCTCTCTGGTAAACGCCAATATTACTGTCGAGTTGGAGCGGGCTTAGTTTATGGTACTTCGTGGGTTTTGCCCTCCCACTTAATACACTTTTTCCTCCCTTTTTGCAGGGCTTTCGGGGGTTGAGCCCCTGTCCTTCACCTTAGTGGAGGACTAATCAACCCCCACCTAGTCCTTCATCTTAGTGAAGGGCAAAGAAATGGAGGTTAGGTATGTGGAAAGTAGATTCAGGCAGTGATACCGGTACTACCACTAATGCTTATGCCAATGCTTTAGCTTGGTATTGCTCTGAGCTGTCTAATAAGACCATCCTGCTTAAGAATACCCACGGCACTCTCTCTCTTAAATATAAACTGCTTGGTTATGTTAAAGAGGGTGGCTTCTCCACGGAGCTGGTGGCTGAGACCGAGCTTCTTGCCGGTGAGATTGCCGAGTTCCATTACGATAGGCAGTGGCAGCAGTTGGTCTTACAGGTTATCGACGGCACTGGTCATGCTACTTACCAGGTCGATTATCAAGGACAGGGGGCTTAGCTATGTCTGATAAATATCATTCAGATACACAAGAGAAGATTGAGACTATTCATTATCAGCCTGATTGTAAGGATACGGGTGATTTAGAGGCTGCCACAAAAACTATAACCGCCACCTCAAAGCAAGGCGCTGCCGATTATAGTAAATCATTGACCCTGCTTAAGCCCGATGATGCTCGTATGCTTATTAAACGAATAGGCTCCAGGCTTGAGGTAACCAGGGATAGTGGCTCTTCAAATAACCTTTATTGTAGCGTCTATGTTGATGACGCCGATGGTAGTGAGGCTGACCATTGTCTCTTTGATGGTGTGGATGTTCAGGCTGCATCCCTTAATGTCCAGGATGTTCTTGAGGGGACAAAGGAGGTTATCTTTGACTTGCTCAAAGATGGTGAATCACATACCCTTTACTTTTTCTTTTGGGTGGATAGCGGTAATTCTGTGATAAGCAAGGTTGAGCTGTTGTACGGAGTTGGTTCTACCGGTACATCTCATTATACCTGCTTAACCATAAGTCATTGTGGCTTAATGATGCTTGGTGCTCATGTTGGCAAAACAGGCTCAGGCACGCAATATACTGACATTCATAATGTCTTATCCAATTACTCCTATGGAAATATGATATTGCCCCAGGATACCTCAACCATCCACGCAATGAAAGACCCTGGTCTTTTTCTGACTACTGAGGGAGCATCTGTGAGGTTTTGGGGTACAGTGGCTACCGATATTCTTTATGTTAGGGATTGCCAGGTCATGCTAAGGAGTGAAAGATGAATCTAACAGACCTTTATGATAATACCCCGGTAAACAGGCATTCCTATATCAGGGTTTTTGATGATATTGTTTTCGTCAGAGATGATGATGGCAATATCACTGAGTATCGTATCCTTGATGATGGTGAGCTTTGGCTTACTCACTCTGATACGGAGCAAAATCAGTCTCTTAAGTCTATCAAATCTAAGCTCGGAATTATTACTAAAGAGTAGCTTGAAGGGGCAAAGCCCCTTCAAAAACAGTCCTTACCCCTCTCCTTTGAAGGAGAGGGGTTCACCCTGAAGGGGACAAAGGGGGTGAGGTAGATATGACCCTAACTGATATGAGAGTCATAGTCAGGCGTGATTTACATGATGAGGATGATGCTAACTATCGCTGGTCTAATGACGAGATAGACCGCCAAATAGCCCACGCCCTCAGTGATTTCTCTGAGGCTTTGCCTCTAGAGCAGAAGGCGACTATAGCCACTGTCTCCGATAGCCGTGAGATTGATATATCAAGCGTCACTGATAGGGTTAGAGTCGAGGCTGTTGAATATCCTATAGCCCAATTCCCACATCGTCATCAGCGCTTCTCCCTCTGGTCTGATATTGTTACCCTTCTTGGTTCTGAAATCCCGGATGGCTCGGATTGCTATATCTATTATGGTAAGCTCCATACCCTTGACGCTGATACCTCTACCATTCCCGCTCAGTATGAGGACTTGGTCGCTCTGGGTGCCACTGGTTACGCTTTAGTTGAGTGGTCTGCCTATTCTGTCGACCGAGTCAGTGTGGGCGGTTCTATTACTCCCGTCTATGCCCTTAGTTGGGGTAAAGATAGATTATATCAGTTTACCTCAGAGTTAAAACGTTTAGGCAGGCATAACCGCTTGAGGGTTAAATCACTCTATAAGCCTTATTATCCGCCCTATTCTAAGACAACCGATTTCGGTCCCTAAATATATCTTGTCATTGCGAGTCCTTCTATTGAAGGACGAAGCAATCTAAAAGGAGGTTAAAATGTCAAATGCTTATGATGCTAAGCCCCTGACTAAAGAAGGTCTACCCTGGCAGGCTTTCGCTATTGTTGGCGATAAGAATGACCCTTCTACCTGGAAACTTCCCCATCATACCAAATCTATCTTTCGTGTCCTTAAGGGCAGGCTTGATATTGAACATACTGTAGATTGGGATAGGATGCCCTCTGCTGTCGCCGCTCTTTCACCAGGTGGTTATCGTGGTCAGCGTGTTGACGCCGGTCCCGAGGTCATCTTGCAGGCAGCGAATCATCTGGCTAATCACTACCGAAAGGCGGATAAGCCATTGCCCGATACCCTGGCATCCCTTGTGTAGGAGTTTAAAATGAAACAAAAGACAGAGTTTCACGAAGCTATTAAGGTATTGGTTCGTCCATTTATCATTTGTTGGGGTTTTATCGTTTACGGCGCTTGTGTCCTTGCTCAGATTGAAGTCCCTATCTTGTTAGCTACCCTGGTTTCAGCCGTTATTGTTGAATACTTTGGTGAGCGTGCTATCAAGCGGTTTAAAGAGTAATGATAGTTAAAAACTTATGGCTAGATTATGAGAACGTTATCGTCAACTCTTTTAGCTGAACAGAAAGTCCTTCCCGGAAGGACCAGGACGCCCTATGTCAAGGTCGAAGCCAAGAACCTTGTTAATGGAGTTGTCCGCCTCGCCTGGACACGCCTCTATACCGGTTCTGAGGACGATTACTTTCACTGTGTGGCTATGCCTTCCGATGGTAGTCTCATAAGGCTTAGAGTAACCCCGCCATCTGATAGCCGAAAGCTCTATTATCAAAGAGTAACCAGTCCCGATGAAAATTCCGATTACTCTTCCTGGACTTATTTAAATATATATAATGCCGTCATTGTCGCTTCATGCGCCTATGACGCCAGGGTCAGCCAGTTCTATATCAAGAATACCCGGGCTATCTATCATAGAGAGTCTATTGATAACGGCGCATCCTGGTTTAGTTGGAATATAGTGGCTTACACTCCTACTACCGCTATATATGGTATCGCTTCCGCTTATAAGCCTAACGGCGATATCGCTCTATTTTATGCTGACCAGGCTACTCTCTACGTTCTAAAGCGTTTGAGTTCTAATTGGTTTAGTCCATTGCCCTGGGATACGTCTACCGGTGACCTCTCTGGTATCGCTTGCGTTTATGACAGTGACTGGAATTTACTACTTTCAGGACAGGATTCAGATGATAACTATAAACTGTGGTCTCTTATCTATGGTGATGGTGGCTCTGTGGAGTCTGGCACCTGGTCTGACTTAAAGGAGATTGCTTCCGCTGAGTCAGGATTGGGGTTTCAATATCACCGCCCCTTTATGGCTAAGCCAGACGTTTATCGTGCCTTCTTTATTGATAAGTTTACCGGTGTCGAAGCCTATAATCGTCCCTTCTGGACTCATTCCATACCCGATACCGCTTTCCCATCTAATCTATGGCGCGAGCCAGTCCCCTTTAACCTATCTTCTGAATATGGTCTGGCTATATGCTATGACCCTACTCATTGTTGGCTTACCAGTCCTGAAGGGGTATGGAGGGCTTCACGAGCTATTGAAACGCTTGTATTAACGTCTGACGTCCTCTCAGCCCATCTTGAGCAGAATCCAGAGCTTGCCATTCTTCTTGTTGAGCTTGATAATAGCCAGGCTGATTATGCCTCTTTGCCTTCCCCTTTAGCTATTGGCTGTCAGATTGATTTCAGTCCTGGTTATGTTACCTCTGAGGGTAATGAGGTAAGCTCAGGTCTCACTTTTATCCTTGAAGCCTATGAGTATGTTAGCTCTGGAGGTGCGTCCACGCTCCAGCTCCATGCTTATGATTCCTGGAATTCTATCAATCTATGGCGAGCCAGGCATCAGTTCCGATGGAATAATGCCTCAGAGGAGTTATCTATTAAAGGTATCCTTGAGTTTGTCCTGGCAAGAGTAGGCTTGAAATTAGAGGTTGTTTCTGAGTCGAGCGCCATCACTGGTACTTATCACGAATTCACTATCAATCCTAATAATCGTGGTTTATCGGTTATCAGGAAACTTTTATCTTTCGTTCCCGACGTCATCTTCCTGGAAGGTAATATCGCTTACCTGGTTAATCCTCAGTCATCGGATAGCTCAGTCTATAGCTATGTTACGCCTCAAACTGCCGAACATCCTATTATTGAGGGGAAGTATCGCTTTGGTGCCTGGTCTTTTAATCGTTTGCATGTTCAGGGACTTGCCCCGGATGATTCATTAATTCTATCTGATAATTTTGGCTGGGACGAGATTGATGTTATGTATGACCGTTATAAACAGCTTTATCAAACTTATCTCAGTACTTTATCCAAAGCTCAGGCTATTGCTACTGCTTACTTCAGAGAGGCTGATATTGAGTCTGTTAATGGTTTTGTTTTGGTGCCTGTTAATTGTGGGCAGCAGCTCAATGATGTTATAGATATAACCGACAGCCGGGCTGGGCTCAATGCTGATAAAAAGCGTG